ATGAAATTTAAAAAATGTCTTCTGCCTGTGGCAATGTTAGCGTCATTCACTCTGGCAGGATGCCAGTCAAATGCTGACGATCATGCCGCCGATGTTTATCAAACCGATCAACTGAATACCAAACAAGAAACTAAAACCGTTAATATTATTTCCATTCTTCCCGCAAAAGTTGCCGTAGACAACTCCCAAAATAAACGGAACGCACAAGCCTTCGGCGCGCTTATTGGCGCAGTCGCTGGCGGTGTTATCGGCCACAACGTCGGTTCTGGCAGCAATTCCGGAACGACGGCAGGGGCAGTTGGCGGCGGAGCTGTAGGCGCGGCAGTGGGTTCTATGGTGAATGATAAAACCTTAGTGGAAGGTGTTTCTTTAACATATAAGGAAGGCACCAAAGTGTATACCTCTACCCAGGTGGGTAAAGAGTGCCAGTTTACGACAGGTTTAGCCGTTGTTATTACCACAACGTATAACGAAACGCGTATTCAGCCAAATACTAAATGTCCTGAAAAGAGCTAATAATCAGGAGGAGTCATGAAGAAAGTTTTTCTTTGCGCCATCTTGGCCTCCTTAAGCTATCCGGCTATCGCCTCATCATTGCAGGATCAACTCTCTGCTGTAGCAGAAGCTGAACAGCAAGGTAAAAATGAAGAGCAAAGGCAGCATGACGAATGGGTCGCGGAGCGCAACAGGGAAATCCAGCAAGAGAAGCAACGTCGCGCAAATGCCCAGGCCGCCGCTAACAAAAGAGCGGCAACGGCAGCGGCAAATAAGAAAGCTCGTCAGGATAAACTGGACGCCGAAGCCTCTGCGGACAAAAAACGCGATCAAAGTTATGAAGATGAGCTACGCAGCTTAGAGATTCAGAAACAAAAACTGGCGCTGGCAAAAGAAGAAGCCCGCGTTAAGCGAGAAAACGAATTTATCGATCAGGAACTGAAGCACAAAGCTGCGCAAACCGATGTGGTGCAATCTGAAGCTGACGCCAACAGAAATATGACTGAAGGCGGTCGCGATCTGATGAAAAGCGTGGGCAAAGCAGAAGAGAACAAATCGGACAGCTGGTTTAATTAATCGATGTTAGTAACTTCAAGCCTATGATTCTTGAAGATAAAAAACCCTCTGTAGTAACAGAGGGTTTTGTTCATTCATAGTGCAGGGATTAAAATCATTCCCACTCAATTATTTACGGATACCATAACCAATTGACTGATAACAACTTTCTGCAACCTGATTTTCACCGTACCGTTTTATATACCGTCACCGGAAATCAGTGCCACGATTTTTGCTTCCTCAGTGAATCGTATTGCTGTTCGCAGGATTCTCCTGCAATCCGATACTTTTCAGCCTCAGCTGCTGTTGCGTTGTAAACTCGATTGCTTTCTTCAAGCATGTCGGCGAGCACACCGATGACCTTGCTGGCTGGCGTGCCAGTGGGGAAAGATCCGGTATAGTGTTCGGCGAGTCGCTTGGTTTTGTCAAGCTCGGCGCGCAGGCTGTCAGCAGCGGCATTAGCATGCTCAGCATCAACACGCGCCACATCGATACGGGATTGTGCTTCACGTTCAATTTGTGTTTTCTCCTGATCACGTTGTGACCTGGCCTTATCATCAGCCTGCTTCTGATCTTCCTGTGCCTGCGCATACCCGGCGTCGTACTGACGGCTACCGTGTACATTCCAGGCAACAACTCCTGATATGACCAGAACAGCAAGCACCGCCACGATAAGCAACTGTTTCCAGTATGCTTTTACGAATGCCCAGATCATACCGCCAGCACCTTACTGGCAGTGATGTATCGCGCGCGCCGGTCATCAATGCCGTTCCGGCCACCATTGATAATCAGAGTTACACGTGCAATATCGCCGGTATACTTCATGCAGCCTTTGCTGGCAAAAAACCACGCCGCGCTACGAGCCGCGTATTCGTCCTGCGCCAGCAGTTCAGGACTCTCCAGCAGGTCCACTTTCAGGCCGTTTCCGCAGTCACGATAGTTATTCAAACCGGTAATCTGGATAAGTCCGCGCCCACGGTAATTCCATCCATCGCCTGGGGCATTGTTACCCATGCGTTTGCTGTACACCAGATTGGCGATCGCTCTCTGGCGCTCAAGTGGCAATGGTGGTTCACCAGCACGACGCCCCAATGCGTTGGCCTGTCCCTGAGTGAGACGCCCAGCCCGAACGAAATTAGCCAGTCCGCTGACGCTGTAGTTGAAATTTTCCTGCAACCGGGTGAAGCCTCCAGACTCATGCCCGACCTGAGCAATAAACATTGCCAGATCTTCTGGTTTGCTGATACCAAACTCTTTCATCGCAGAAGTTATATGCGAGAACCAGCGTGCGGCCAGCGCCTCGCTAATACCAGCAGCTCGCTGGAATTGTTTAATCTCCATGTTTAGACCTCGATATTTTGAAAATCTGAACAACGTTACCGCGTGTTTTAATAACCGCGGCAAGCATGACAGCATTGATAATGACCTCAGATAAATCCACAGCCATTGGCGTACGTAACCAGATTGCATAGACGACACGAACAGGAATACTAGCTGCAGCAACAATCAGGAAATAAGCAAGCCAGCCTCCCAACCTTCGGTGTTGCGATCCATTTCTCCGGAAGGTTCCGACGCGGATTGCTATCGCAGAACAGATAACCGCATTGGCTATCAATAAAAGCAGCTCATGAGTTGTCATCGTCTTTTCTCCCCGGGATTAAATCGCGTGGATTGTCCGAACGGTGATAGAGCCAGATACCAATACGTACTGCGACGATTGCCGACACGAACGCGCCAGCAGAGAAGACGATCCCTTTCTCGAATGAATCCTGCGTGATAGTTGGGATCAGGCTGGCTACGCCGATAAGAATTGATGCAGTTGGTTTGTAGAAGAGAAGCCCACAGAGAAAGCTGAGCATCGACAGGAGAACCCGGCGGCGTATTGGATACTCAACGGCAGAGGTAATAAATATTACCGCCCCGGATAAAGCACCAAGAGCCACCTCGGGAGGGACACCTGCGATTACCGCAGCCAGAGAACCCATACTAAGCCACTGATTTAAAGACTCACTGGTTAGCTGGGCTGACATAGTGACCACCGTTTACTGTGCATAAAAACCCCCTTAGTTGGTGAGTTCATCATACACAATAAACCATATATGGAGTAAATTACCTGATGTCTAGCCACAAAAAACACAAACGCGGCATAGAACTGAGTGACTGTGGATGGTTTAGCATTTAAAATGAAATAAATTACGTATAAAACAGGATTGAGTAATGAGTTTTTTCTATGATTTTAGCGTATATCAGCTTATTGCATTCTTAATTTTTATTTTTTTTGTATTTCTTATTCCTGTGAAATCAGGGATAGTAAACAATTCACAAAACAATATTTTGTGGCTTGAAGGTCTTAGGGGTGTGGCATGTATTATGGTTTTTTTCAATCATTTTGCTTACTACTTACCTACGATAGGGATAACAAACCAAAACATTCCATATAAAATAATGCCGATATATGATAATTTTGGCTCATTAGGGGTGGAGATATTTTTCGCAATTACCGGGTTCCTTTTTTTATCAAGAATAAAAAATGTAAAAAGCGCGGATGATTTTATGATGAAGAGAATAAAACGACTAGCACCTGCGTTTTTATTTTTTGCATTGATAAACATGGCAGTGTTTATAATATTTATGTCTGATGGAGCTAGTCTTGATGATTACAGAAAAGCACTTATTCAGCTATTAGCGTTTGGGTTTCTTGGCGGTGGAATTTTCTTCAAAGACTCATGGATACACAGTATTGGCGTGGTATCATGGACTCTGCCGTATGAATGGATTTTCTATATATCAATTGTAGCTATATCTCTTTTTTATAAAAATGAAAAATATATTTCCATAACACTGTTTATTATTGGTATTTATACTATAGAAAAGTCTAATTTAAATACAGATATGTTTTTATTTTTCATTAGTGGTGCGGTTGGTAAAGTTGTTTACGATAATTCACTAAACCATGATAAAAAATCTTGGAAGTTGATTATATCAATTACAGCAATATTAACATTGCTCACCTGCATTTATCAAAAAGATGACGGATACGGGATTTATAGATTTATTTTAGTAACAATATTATTCTCCAGCATTTGCTACATTAAGCCTAAGTTTCTTCAATCCAGCAACATAGTATTGATTGGTATGATTAGCTATAGCATATACCTTAGCCACCAAGCTATTATATATCTATCTTTATACGTATTTAAAATAATTGGGTTTAACCTATATGAAATAGGAATCCTTTCCTACTTCATTATGTCAATAATTACATTTATGATTACTGTGATAATATCACTAATAACCTATAAAAACATTGAGTTGAGATTCAACTCAAAAGTTAATAGTTCGCTACAAGTCTCGCATACCAAGTAGCCCCGCCATCAGCAGTTGACATCCGGAACACCTGAGTTCCGGATTCATTTAGTGATGGTGTATTTTTCGCAAGCGTAACAGATCCTGTAAAGGTGATCAGTTTTGATGATGCGGAAAACACTGAAAGTGTACATTCAGTATATCCTATTGGCGGGTTACTGAGTGTCGCAACGGATATACTAATGTTAGAGTTGCATGTTATTGAAATATAAGAAGACAATGAAAAATCAGCAACATAAGTGCTTCCTGCTGTTTCTGTTTTAATAACATACGAGATAATTGGAACACCAACTCCTTTTCTGAAAAAAGTCCTGTTAGCATGCATGTCGTCTTCTATGCCAACGAAATTTTTTGTCCCCACAGCATTTGTGAACTCTTGAGCCACCCCAGAAACATGATTTATACATTTACCAACCCATGCTGGGCTGTTTGAGTTTTCACATAAAGAAAATCCACAATTCGCACTACCTACAAGAAATGGATATAACGCCGCAGTATAACTTGAGAGACCGGCAGAATTATAAGCATTCATGTTAACGAACGTTTGACACTGAGAGAATATATTCCCGGTAGCGCCACTATCAACGAAGAAACCAATCCCACCATTAATATAACCATCAACAGGAGCTAAATTTGTTTTTGTGTAATCCCATTTTGATGGTGAATCTGCAAAACATTGATTAAATGAGTTGTTTATAGAATTTTGTACAACAAAGCAACATTTCATTCTTGAGTTTTGGTCGGCCACTGTATCGTCATACATTCCCCAGTTATGTACGTTATTAAGCCTGTTATTTCCACCATTCCTAACCCACGTTCCGAATCTGAAATATCTGCCTTCACCCATACTAATATGGTGATCGCTTCCTTCTATGATGTGTGCCTGACTAAGTGGATTCGTAGGTTTTAATACGCTGATAGCATAGAATTTCATGAGGTGCACACCCATGCCTCCAGCAATATGAATGCCATGACCATCAACGTTGGCTACGTAAATGCCATCTAACTTGTTGGCATAACCATCAGATATTTTAAATCCATTAACAGTCTTTGCGCGGGCGTCAATTAAAAGATTGCTAATGTGCCCAGCGTATTGATTACCTGTTCCTTTATCGCATTTAACAGCATACCCAGAAGAATCTGCTATGAAGTCATCCGTGAGATATACCCCTCCAAATTCTGCATCTATGCTTACATCACCGTAAACATGTAATGTTGTGTTTATGGGGTATTTCTTTCCATTTAATCTGACAACTTTGCATACAGTATTTGGTTGTATCCAGTCTGGATGCCCAGCTGCACTACTTGGAGAATGTTCCAGCCCTGTTAAAGATGCTGCATAATCAATCGCCTCCTGCAATGTTGAATACATATCAGGATTGACGAATATAACATTTTTTAGCTCACTACCAACCGTACCACCGGCGTAATCAACTGACTTATCGAACCCTGATAATCCCGCTCCAGTAGGCTTTGCCAGCTCAATTAACACATCGGTGGCGCTACCTGATGGGGGTAGTGTTGCAAATGGCTGACCAGCGCTATCAAAAGCAACAATTTTGTTTGCCCTGGAAATCGCATCAGGAAGAGATTGAATAGCTTCCGGTGTTCTTAGTGTTTTGTTGAGGTTTGTATCTGCAACGCTATCAACATAATTTTTAGTTGCCGCATCCTGCGGGCGTGAAGGATCTCGCAGGTTTCTGATGTAGTTATTAAGAGCATCATAATAGTTAGCCACGAACGAAGGCTTTCTGAGGGCCAGACTTAACCAGCTGCGTACCTGCTGAATCAGCATAGTCAGTTTATCAAAAGCATCCTCATGCACTTCTGCGAAGAACTTACCCTGATTACGGAGATCGGTTTCCTGCGTCACCGGCAACTCACGCGAAATGGAAATTTGGTATCCGTTTGCAAGTGCCGACATCAGTATTACATTGCCACCAGAATACCCACCAGCACCCGTAACTGTATAATCAGTATCAAGAATCAGCTCTGTGATGTTCCCGTTCAGGTCAGACACCTGAACAACCAGGTCTGATTTTCTGAAAATTCGAAAAGTATACGGAAACGATGTCGTAACGCCGTTACCTGTGTATTCGTTGTGGTCAACTTCGGTTGAGACCGTCATGTTAAATCTCCAGATAGTCGCAGCACCCGTTGCGCCGCATATCTGGTTATTCTATTACCTGCAAAACCACATATGGATAGAAAGACTGTAAATACGAATAGATATTACCTTTCAGGTAATTTGCAAAACGTGCTGGATAGCAAACAAATTATTTGCTACTGTATAAATATACAGTTATTGCATGGAGAAGATAAGATGCAGCAGTATCACTATCCACTGGAAGACGGATTTACCGAAAGGATTCACACGCCGGGAGGCGTCAGGTCACTGGTGGATGGATCGCACTTGATGAAATTACTCCGGGATCTCGATAAAGATGGATTTAATGTCGATGGCCCACTTGCCGAACTGACTGCACTGATTAACTACGTCACCAGCTCACAGATGTCTATGCAGGATCTGCAAACACATCTAGACTATTGTGCCGAACAATTACGAAAACAAACCACATAAAGAAAAGGCCGCGAAAGCGGCCTGTGACATGTCACGTCCCTTTTCTGAATGATAGCCATTCGAAAAATGATGACATTCCACCGCAGACAATAGCAAAGATGATCCCACCAAAGAAGAGAAGGCCAGCCTGCCACCACTCCCACCGCCATACATCCACAGCGCCAACCATACCAACAATCGCTCCAACAAATGGAATATAGCTCACGATGAAAGCAATGGGGGCTGCAATTATCCAGTGCAATCCCCACCATGATTCAAGCCCAGCCATAATTGCTGCCAACTGAAAAAGACCAACGACGATATAAACAATGAATCCTATAGCTTGCATGTAGTCACCTATTTACCCAGTAAAAATAAGAGGCCTCCCCTCAATAAGGCTTGCAACAAGAACTACTCCCTGCACAACAAAGATGAACCAGCAAATAGCTTGAGTCTGAGGGTTAAGAAAATATTTGTAGCGGTCAATAAATAACAACCCAACAGAAATTATCACACTCAAAATAATTAAAAACACAACACTTCCTTATTGCGGAGTGACATCCTGAGGTCGCCACCAGTATGTCTGGTTAAACTCTTTCTTCGAACGTTGCTCCATTTTACGCAAATAGCCTGGTGAAAAATACTCCTGCATCTGGTTAAAAATCATGTGATCGAGAGCCGCCTTCAAGTACCAGAGATTTGCACCTGGCATCAGCCCCTTCCCAAGCTTAACCAGATCACCACCAGTCTGCTCACTCTTCCCTTCCACAGCATTTAACGGTATGCCCTGAGCAATCTTCACTACGTCATCAACCAGACCAGCTACCGGGCCAAGCATCGACGCCAGCGCGCCGCTTCCGTACCTAGTGTGATCTGACAATAAAAAGTCACCGTAAAGGCCAAGACCACCACCTTTCAGTAGAGCACCAAGCCAAAATTTAGCAGCATCTTCTCCTGTCATCTCGCGAGGATTACGACCAGACGCAAGGTCGTTAAGTTGCTGCGACAAAGCGCCAAGAATGGTCGTACTGGCAATAAACGTCGCAATATATGCCGCACGCCCACCAGCAGACGGCATACCCATAGCGCGTGACCAGTGACGCATAACCACCGAGATAGGGAACGATTTAAACAGGAAAACACTTCTCGTTAATTCACCTTTCCATGTTCCACGCTGAATACCAGAACCGGTTATCAGTTGCTCACGTGCTCCCGGTGTAATAACAGCCATATCAACTTCTTCAGTTACGGCACCGAGCAGTTTGCGCGTTGCCTCAAATTTCACGCGTTCAGGCTCACCAAGATGTTTAACTGCTGAATCAGGGATACGCATAATGCTTTCCGGTGTCAGCATCGTATTATTGCCGTTCCCCCAGTCCTCCTGTTGCGCCAGCTTCCATACGCTCCAGTCTGTGTCAGTAATCCCTTTGCTTTTCAGGATACGAAAATCAGAATCATCGAGGCTACGAAGGTCTGGTGTCCGTGACACTACTTCTCCCAGGCTTCCCATCATGGTTACGCCATAGGCGCGCTTGTGCGCATCTGACCATGCTGTAAGCCCACTGGCACGCATTACCGCCGTTGCAGCCCAACGAGACACAGACGGCCCCATATTATCCATCGCCCAGCGGTTAACGCTGCCAAGTAGAGATTCCATCGCCAGACCAGCGCGGCGCGCCCGCGCAAGTTCTGTACGGTTCGTTGGGTCCATAGCTTCAAGCTGGTTGCGGAATAACTGGTTCATTGGAAGGTTGGTAACCTTCGCAGACAGATACATGGTTCCAAGGTCAGAGAACGATGACAGCAACGCGGATCCGAGTCTGCTGGCAACCAACCAGTTGCGGATATTGTCAGACCATCGCGCGATGTGCGGATTCGCTACAGGCTGTGTCTTTCCGGAAATAAAGTTGTACAGATTCTCTGTGTTGTTCGCCAGCCGCTCGACTTTACCGGTTTTACTCGGGTTAGCTGTTGCCGTTTCTGCCTTCACCTGATCAAGAAGAGAGCGGAAAACATGATCGGGGTTTGGGCCATATGTTTCCACCAGTGCAATATCTTTACTGATACCTTCAAGGTGACCGACCATGATTTCCCATAGAGAGCGATCGCCATAAAGTTGCTGATATTGCAGATAGGAATCTGCATCTTTGAAATGTATCTGTCGTGATGCATTACCACGGTTAGCACGTGCGCCGGAAATTCGCATTCCGGTATCAGTAAGCTTATTCAGCCCACCTGTAGCGATCGTGTTATAAGCCTCTCCAAGAAATGCAGACAACTCGGCATCGTTCATCAGTTGTCCATCGGCTCGGATATAATATTTGCGATCCAGCTTACCTATAACATCGCTAACCCACTTATCCTTTGATACCGCCCCAACCTTTTCCATAGAATGATGTTGAGGGATCCCCCAGTTTTCGAGATAGCCAATGTCCCCACCAGCATCATTAAACCGGCGGCGCAGTAGATCTGTCACTTCTCTCCACGCCTTAGCACCTTTTCTTGCTTTAGCATTGCCAGTATTTTGCCCTCGCATTTCATATACCAGGTCACGTACGCCAGCTTCATCTTCAAACAGGCCAAAAAAGCGAGGATCAACTGCTTCAAATGCCTCCTGCAATTGACTCAATGCATAATCACGAGTGGCTTTTGTTCTGGACTCAACAGAGAGGAAATTCGATTTACCGTCTGCATTAAAAGCAATAGTACGGTTAAGAGCGCCAAGTTTCCCATCAGCCCCTTGATAGCTATTGATAAATTTATCCAATCTCTGACGTGCGGCTATAGTGAGGGCCACACGACGTTTCTTTAATGCCGCTTCTCGCTGTAATTCTTCAGATGCCAATTGTGCTGCTCGATATAGCCGCTCTGATTCGGAAAGTTGTCTCCACGACATCGGGTCATCACGAGCAATGGAGCGCATATTTCGATAAATGCGGTCTTCAATGTTCTGTATTTCTCGCTCCGTTAACGTGCGCTGCGCCGCCTGCTGGACCGCTTGTATACATTCCTGTCTCATTTAATTTAACCTCTCAAGAAACACGCCACAGCAACATCAAACAGGCTGGAATCCTGTATTGCCTGCTCACTTTCCCTGTTCGCTTCATCCAGTACTTCACGCGCACTGCGCGATTGTGGATTACCATCATCATCCAGCACGGTGATTATCATGTCAGGTGATTCAAGCAGCGAGTCTTCAGCTATGCGCAGATCAATATCTCCTGCCGGATCTGACATCATTTTTTGTTCTGCCTGTTGCAATATTTTATCAGGCTCAAAAGGAGCTACTTCGTCTGGCGTCCTGACCTCTGCTGTTTTATAGAATGAAACAGCCTGAGCATTAAGTTCACTTTCTGCCTGCTGTCTCCGAGCCAGTTCTGCTCGAGCTTCAAAAAACTGACCGCCAGGCTCGTGCGGTGCCAACGCGTTACGGGAAAATTCCAGGCGTTCTTGTGCCTGCCGGATTCGTTGATCAATATCGCGAAGTCTGGCCTGTTTATCTGATCGAGCACGAGACAAAGCTTTACCGCTACCGGTTGGCTCTTCTGCAAGAATTTGTGCACGCTGTTCAGTGAGATTTTCAATAATTCGTTGGCTATTAGCGATTTCAGACTGGTAAACCTGTCTATCTCCACGCGGCAAAAGCTGCGCGGCCTGTTCTTCAAGCAACCGATTTTCTATAGCGCGCGCCGTTACTCCATCATCTACAGATGACAGAGCCTCATTAACTGCCTGAGACAGCAGACTCTTGCGCCCAGGAATTTCACTGAAAGATGCAGACTCAACAATGCTGGCAACGTCTACAGGTCTCCCCTGGCTAACATCAGACATAGCTTTTCGCAGAGCCTGAATGTGAGAATTGCGCGAAAGCACGTTGATCGGCACGCCGGGCGCAATATCAATTTCAGCATGATGAGCGGCATTCGCCGCCAGTGCAGCATCGATATCAACTGGTGAAAAATTTGGTGCGTTTGTAGACTCGCCGCGAGAGTTAATAAATCTGCCGACACCACCAAACGCCACCCCAAGAACAGCATCAATAGCAATTGCCTGTCGATCCAACACATCATACTGGTTAGCCATTTCGCTATAGCCACCATCACGAAGTGTTTTTGCAGTAAGCCCACGCTGTGCCATACCGAACGCAATATTTGTACCTGCGGCATAGGCAATATCTGGCGTTGCACGTACTGCTGTTGCTGCGGCGCGTCGCACTGAACTCTCACCCGTCCGCGCAAGCTGAGCCGCCACACCTTCCGCCAGCGCACCACCAGCACGTAACCCGAGGCTCATAGGGATCAGTGTTCCGGCACCAGCAGTAATGCCCTGCACTAATCCCGCTTCCTGCGCCGTCCTGAAATCAACACCCTGTGCTGTCAGCCGTTCAAACTCAGAAAAACCCTGTAGCGAAGTTACCGCCGCTGCACCTCCGACAGGACCACCGAGCGTTGTACCGACAACAGCCTGCCCGCCCATATCGAACAACCCATAAAGAACCTGCCCGGCGGTTCCGGTTGTCGCGGCATCAGGCGTCAGCCGCTTAACCTGCTGCTCTGCTAGTTTTCTCTGCTCGGCAACGTATGAAACTGAAGTGTCATTGAGCGAGGTGTTTTCGTTAACAAACTGAGCAATCGGGGATACGATTTTATCCATCCCTGCCCAGAGCAACTGATCTGGCTTTGCCACCAGCCCGGAGTACAAACCAGACAATGCCGCTCCTACAGCATTGTCGAAAAAACCAACATCGCTGTTAAAGCCAGCTGGATTTGATGCTGCTTCGTCAAGCTGCTGATTCTGGTTTACTGGATTAAGGCCAAAGTAACTCATTGCGGAATATCTCCGGAGAATCTCTGACGCTTCTGTGTCAGATCAAGAACAACGGGAGAACCATCATCTTTTAGCAGATAACCAGTACCAAGTTTCACCAGGTACTGACTATCGCCGTAACTTTGCAAACCATACTGACCAGGCGGTGTTTTTATCCCTGTGCCAACAACTTGTTCATTCCAAGCCTGATTAACCTGCTTATCGAATTGCTCTGCAGACATTCCCCACGGCAAAAGAACATTCCCCATTCCGTTATAGTCATGCACGCCACCTGTAGCTACGTTAACAGCCTGTTTCCAGATATCATTGTCAATTTCGCCTGATACCACGCCTTTTTTCGCCATCACACCAGCGTAATAGTCCTTTGCGATCTCGTATGCCATTGATGCCCCCTGAGCATCACCAGCAAATGCATCCTTCACCATGTCAGAAAACTCAAGGCGGAGATCAGCATCTTTAGGCATCGGAATACCTTTCGCGTCATCAGTACCTTTACGAGCCGCCGCGCCAGCAAGAATTGTCTGCGCAGCGGTTTCAGGAGACACGGAAACATCCGGATTAAACCAGTTTTTTTCTGCCAAAATACCACCTGGCTTATCCATCAGTATCCCGGCAACGGCAGCAGATGGAGCGTTGGCACTGATCTGCTGTAGTGCTGACATATACACCTGCCCACCACCAGTGCTCTGCCTGATGGTATCGAGATATGCTGCCTGTTGGGAAACTGGAGCATCACGAAAGAAAACACCGATCTGATTGGCCTCGTCTTTGGAAAAGAACGTCAGTGGAGTGCCATATGACTTAGCAAGGTCACTGACCTGAGCGGCACGCAAGGCAACGCTCTGTCCAAAGTTATCCTTATTGCTCATGTCGATAGGCTTTGTCTGTCCGGAGGCAAGAGAGAACTGCACAGGATCCGACTGCCGCTGCTTTATCACCTGATTTGCAGCCGAAACAACGTTGTCATAAAGAGCTGCGCGTGCCGCATACCCCTCCCCTGTTTCACCAGTATCCGGGCGTAATTGCTCAACATATGCTGTAATGCTGCTTGTCGGCATGTTGCGGAAAGAGCCTATATACTGTCCGGCGATCTGCGTATTCTTAAACTCGGTATATCGCAGGTTTCCTTCTCTGACTCCATAAGCTGCAATAAAATCAGCCTCACCAGGTGGGTTAGGAAATTCAACGCCACGCATATACGCAGCCGTCGCATCGCGAACCTGGCTGTCAATCATCGTTTTATATTCAGCCTGCTGCTGCCGACGCAGTTGATCCGCCTGCCGCATAAAACTTGCCTGAGCCTCAGGAGATGCCGCATCGAATGCTGCATTACCGGTATAGCGTTTGGTGTTGGTTGGAATTGTTGATAAACCAAGTGCTGCACTGACACCAGCAGTTAACTGCTGATCACTGTATGGCTGGCTACCGTTCTCATGATGGATAATGGCTGCACAAAGCGCCTTCAGGGTATCAGGATTTGATGCATCGAGAGGCTCATCAGCAGAAACGCCAAGTTGTTCGCACACTGCTTTGATATACGACATAGTGTCATTTTTATCAGTAGGCGGTGCCCAGCGATTAATTATCTCGCTGACGGTATCAATACCCTGCCGCTGATACGACATCAGGTTCCGCCCTAATGCACGAATCCCGTGTTCAGGTGTTTCGAATTTAGCAAATCTACCATCATCACCGGTCTGGCCTACCCACGGATTAGTTTTGCTATATTCGAGATTTCCGGGGTTATTGTTGCGTATGCCACGGACACGCTCGGAAGAGCCACTATCTGTTACAGCACGGCGAGCTCCAGCAGCAGTATCACTTAACTCGCCATTACTTTGGATGAATGCGGTCGCATTGTTTGCCGACCACTGGGACAATGCTGCATCAGCAACCTTCTCTTTAAACTCGATTTTCTTGGCCTGTATTTGCTCGTCGCTCCAGCCATGTGCAGCACCGTACTCCTCAATTTGCTGGAAAGTTTGCTTATTAGCCAATACGTATGCGGCATTGTCGCCATACAATGCTGCGGCATTTTTACCATTGTTCAGCAGCGTCGCCTGAAACTGACCTTCTTCGTAGGCATTAATTTGCCCTATCTCGTGCCGCCCGGCCTGCGTAGTGAACTGAATGCGCTGCTGCTGCGCCTGCTGCATGAAAGCATTACGAGCCTGTTCATCCGGCAGCGACATAGCCAGTTGTTCGACCTGAGCATCAAACTGCTGCGTATACTCATGGCCTTTTCCAATAGCATTTTTCCCTTTCAGGTTAAGCAAACCTGTTTCAGGGTTATTCAGCAGATCACTGCTTATCTGACTGAGGTTAAGAGATGCCTCCTGAGCCAGAGCGATATTGGCACGCTGTTTTGCCTGCCCCAAAACATCAATTGCCTCTGTCCCTGCCCGAACAAAAGCATCACCAATACCTGGCTGAGAAAACGTCTGCAAGCCTGCTGACTGAACTCCACGGCTCTCAACCTGGCGTCCGGATGTAGTAGGAACAACAGGCATCAGTAACCTCCTATTTTGAATCGGGAGTCAGAATTCATAAAACCTGAGTTAGATAACATTGGCGTCCCACCACTAGATGTACTTCCTTTAGAGAACGGACTCCACGTCCCACCAAACATCTGGTACGCACCGTATGCCTTCAGAGGCGCAGTGAGTAAAGTTGTTGCTGCTCCCACATTCCCCTGTTTACGGGCTGAACTGGCTTCTGCTTTATAGTTGGCAGCCTGAACCTGATAACCGTAAGCCTCGCGTTGCGCGTTATTCACCGTCGTTAGCGAATCAAGAGCGCCAAACTGAGCAGTGTCACCAAATATATCCAGCGCGTTACCTGTAGATAAATCAGCGCCGGTAGCCCCCATTGTCGCTGCCTGTGTACCAAGCCGCTGTCGGGTCTCTCTGCGCCGTTGCTCAGCTTCAGCGTTACCTCTGTTTATTGCATCATTTGCCTGAGCTGTGGCTATATCTGCGTTCGCTTCTGCAACCTTCGAGGCATACTTTCCCTGTTGGTACTGGGTGTATGCCTGAATGCCACTCATGGCGAGCATTGCGCCACCAGCAATAACCGGATCGCACATTATTTGCTCTCCATGTGAAATCTGTGGAAATTAAGACCAAGTGCACCATAAGGCGCGGCTTCTTCAAGCCTGAATCCAAGCCAGTGCAGCCATGCTTTGGCAACATGGTTTCGCTCGTCGACATAGTTTTCCAGGCGCGGATAAACTGCCAGCATCTGCTGCAATACAGGGCGGCAGTGGCGAAGAAATGTCTTCTGATATTTTTCAATACGGCTGGTTCCGACCAGCCAGGGCGTACCATTGCCACCGATCATTGACGCCGGAGATACGCCAAACATGGTTACCAGTTCTCCGTTCGCAAATCCTGACCAGGCCATAGTCGCAGTACGCAGACCAACACGCAGCGCATCTTCGGTAGTCATCAGTGATACCGCATACAGTTCGTCAATATCAGCCTGACGAACATCCGGCAAAATCATCTGAAGATGCTCTTCGGTAGCGGGAATAATTCGAACATCGATCATCAGAATCCCCCAACAGTAAGACGAGGAATAACGGCAAGAACAGACAGCGGCAACGGGTCAAGCTGACGGATTCTTACACGTCCGTTTTTGCCCCAGTTACTGTCCAGTTTTACTTCTACTTTTCCGGTAGCGTCATCAACAGGATCATCGTAGAACTCGAATTCACGCTGTGGATATTCGTACCATTTACCGCCGGGCGTAGTCGCCCAGATGCCGCGACTGGCATTCACAACCAGAGTAACGGACGGGATCACCTGTTTTTTGTCCAGCAGCGTTTCCTGTCCGTTAATGTTGATATCCAGTGTTTCGAATTCAGCAGTTATTGGCAGGCCGATGTGCACTACAGCCCCCGGAGATTCCAGCGTGACGGCACCTCCGGAAACCACTTTCTGTGGTTCCACGTTCGCATCAGAGAGGATGTTTACGGTCTGGCCTTCAAGATGAGACAAGCCGCCAAATGTCCGGCGCGCCATCTGCCAGTTCGTGGTGGCCACATTCCTGAGGGATGGCGGGACGTTCCTGTTAGCACGAACCACTACAGCGGTATTGCTGGTTACAGAAATAATGTCGCAACGTAATTCTTTTGACACTTCATCGCCAGTATCAGGATCAGTTCCGGCATAAGGGAACTGTAGTTGCGCGCCGACATCACTACTGGTGAAGTACGCACCACCAGAAATACTGATTGTATATTCCGCGCGGTAATCCCATTCACCAGAACCACCAGTGATGGTCATCGTTCTGTCAGACGTATTTCTTCCATCATAGCTAAGGCCAGAATCAACAAAGAAAGCATCTTCATCGCTGGTAAATAAACGGCTGGACAGTCGCTCTATGTATCTCACTGTTTGCCCGTTAACGGTTCGGTTAACGACGAAATACACCGCATCTTCATTGCCTTCGCTGATACTGCATGTGCTTTCATATTTCCCGGTACTGGATTGTGGTGCCCATGCAAAAACCTGCTGATCACGCAAATAGGTCATCACCAGCAATTTACCGTCATCACGAATGCAGAAGGCGCTGGAGTAAGGGACAATCGAGAAGCACCAGTCAACAATGCTGTGCTTCTGAAAAAGATGATTGGCAAGGATGGTCAGGTCGTTCCCCTGATAGCCGTCAACATCGAATGAGTAGGCCAGATCACGTACAACACTGCCTTTCTCCTGGACGAACAAAGCAATATTCGCCACGGCAATTGGCGGGACGTTGCTTGAGCCATTTGATCCCTGAGAGCTGAATGCAAATGATGATGGGGTTAACACTTTGTTCTGGTCGCCGGTGATGACGTACTCACCTCCGGAAGTCAGTGCCACCAGCGAACCAACATCAATCAGGTGACGGATCTCATTAACCTGACGCCCGGCATAGGTGTAGATAATTCTGTCGTCATCCTGCGTAGGATTGCTTTTGCCAAAATCCTTATAATCCCCAGTACGGCTGGCCCAGATAGTCTGAGGGAACGCAGTCGATGCGGCGAAGTAAAGACGTTGTTGATAATAAACAACAGTGCCAGGATAACCATTAACACTGTTCCAGGCATATTTAGCCCATTTATAGCTGGCATTATCCTCGCCAACTACCTGCGAAGGGATATAGGAAATCACCTCGGCAGTTGCAGTAGTTCCATTTGCAGCAGTGATACGGGCAATGCCAAAACCACTGTGCAGATATTCCCACTCAATGCCAGTGTCATCATCACCGGATCCGCCCCAGCCATCCCATGATGTGCCTTCTGTATGCGAAGGGCGCAAAGTACCTGTTTTGCCTGCTGTAACGGCGCGATAGTAGTTACTATCTGCACGGCGAATAGCGGCGTTAGGCATGCACCCGAAACTTCGCCCTGGTGGATGGTAAACGTCTCTCCCTGTGTCCGGAGGTGTACTCATGGGCTCTGGCTTTGCCTGTATGCTGATCACCGGATCGGGTATCTGCTGTCCGGAAGCCACCTTTTTCGCCCAATCATCGAGCAGCCTGCGCGCGTGTTTCTCAACCTCAATCTCGCTAAGCTGGCGCTGATACATTGCACGGCGGGTATCACATACGACCCAGTACATAACCGGATGCCGCCACGGGAATCTTTCGGGACCACCAGGATATAAACTTTTTTCCTTGCTGTACCGGTGAAACTCCGCCATCACATCGTCAATGGTGACGCCAAGAACCATCTTGCTGTCTTTGCACCACTTGATGAATTGCCCTGGCGACGGCCAGAACGGAGATTCACTGGCGCGGGCGTGGCGCATACCAGCAGAAACCTGTTCACGGGTTCGGATCCCACCTTCGGCAAACGCAGCAATCCACTGCTGTTTTGCAGCAACTTCCTGCTCTGGCGTCTTCAGGTTGGTTACCACTGCCGCCGGAAACAGTTGTTTCAGCTGTTTGAAAAGGGCATCAACAAGCCTCTCTGCTGACATGTTCACCACGTTGTCATTGTTGGTGTACTGATGCTCATAACCTGACATGCGAGAAAGGGCTTCTCCGTCACGGTTTTGTATCGCGGTAAAAACGTTGTTCACAAGAAATCCTCCCATGCTTCAGGGCTGTTCCAGTGCGGAACGTTGTTATCAGGTAATGTTGATTGCTTCTGTCTGCTAATCTGCAGCCGCCTTGCCAGCTTCTGCTCCCACTGTGCCTGATGGTATGCCTTACCCTCAGCCATCCAGTAAATTCTGAACTCTGCAAGTTCCTGTGCCGTTGGCAGACTGTCCAGGTAGATCCCCTGCAATGAGCTTTTCCGAAGAAAGTCATCTGATGGCTGCCATTGTTCATGCATGACAAATTTGCCTAATTGCCCTGACCCACCAGGAGGAACAAAGTTATTCATCACGGCGTTGTTTGCGCCGGGGTCATGATGCACAGAATCCCCGTTTTTTGTCCTGCTCTCCCTCTCTTGGTTAAATGACTGGTTATATGACTGGTTCTGGATCCCGTTTTTGGGATCATTCAACATCCCGTTTTTGGGATCATTCAACATCCCGTTTTTGGGTATATTCCCGTTTTCGGTAACATTACCGTTTTCGGGTTCATTGCCCCCCTCTCGGTTGCCTTTAATGTTCCCGTTTTTGGTTATATTAAGAGAGAAAACCCGCACTCTTTTTGTCGCTCCCTTTCTCTCCCCGGTATCTGAAATAAGCCCCATTTTCATGAGCGATATAAGTCCGGCCTGCACGGTTTTTTTATTCAGGCAAGTGTCTTTAACGAGGCGTTCTATGCTGGGGTAGCAGAGGTTATATTCATCGGCTCTGTCAGCCATCGAGAGCAGTATGAGCTTTAATGACGAGCTACCTGGATCTGTCTCCCAGGCCCAATCTGTTGCATGTCTGCTCATGATTAATCTCCGCTATCAGCTTGAATGTTGTGGGGAGGAATTAATCATGATCTGCTTAATCTCTGCCCTGATACGACGGTTTGATTCCATGGTGCACTCAACACAGTGTCCGTTGTAAACCCAGCGTTCACTGTCATGTCCGTGCTTACATGTTTTTCCGGTGTAGTAGCGTTTAAGTCCGCGCTTTGCGGCATCAATACGTGTAATGATTTCCATGGTAAGCCCTGTTATTAGTATTGGGATTACGGTTATTTTGTGCTGACACAAAAAAAAGATCAACCATATTTGGTTTTTATTACCTTTGAGGTACGAATAGATATGAAAAGACCGCCGGATGGCGGTCTACAGAGGGTTGTGGCTGGATATCATGAGTAGAAGAAGTATGCCAGTTCTGCTTTTGAGCGCAGCCATTGTCTTGATTTACAGGCTTTAAAAAGCCCATCCATCAATACCTTACCTGGCATTTTGCGCTTACCTGTTAAGTGAGTCTGGATATAGTGACTCGTCGTTCCGGCTTCCTGTGCGAAGGCTTCACGCTCATCCGGAGTAAGTGCAAGCCAGTGCTTTTTGAAATCGAAATGTCCGTTATCGCTCATAGCTATTGCCTGATATTTATTTCAGATAATAAATATTCACCTATAAGGTAACAAAAATCAAGGATAGTTACCCATGAGGTGCATTTACCTGTTGGGTAATATTGCTTTAAATTGAATCATCTTCTGATTCAGATATGAGGCGATTTTCCAGAAAATGAAAAGTATCCAGGACGTCCGCAGGCAAAATCTCAACGACTTGATCGACCGTGAATTCAATGGTGTTCAGACGCGGATGGCTGAAAAACTTGGAACTCAGGCAAATCTGGTAAACCGCTGGGCTCTTGGCAAGAAGGTTATCGGCGACCAGGTTGCGCGAAAAATTGAAGCTGCCGCCAATAAACCCCGTAACTGGCTTGATATCGATCGCTCGCTTTCTCAGGAAGGTTTTCAGCCTGTCGGACCAAGCGACATTGGTCAACTGGCGGCTCACAACCTGGAACGCTGGATGAGTGAAAGCCGCGACCTTTCAACTCAGGGAAAACTTCACCGCGCATCCGGCGTCGCCCAGGTGACAATAAGCCGCCTGTTAAACAATGAGGTCAGCGTTTCCATTTCCACCCTGGAGAATGTTGCATCTGCATTCGGGCGTCACGGATATGAACTACTGATTCATCCGCATGATCCTGCAACTATCAACTATGACCGCTCGCGCTACGCATTGTTACCTGAAACAGAGAAGGCAAAGATCGAAAGTTACATTGAATTTGTCATCAACCAGAACGAAAAAAACAAACAATAAAATCATATTTTTCAGTAAGTAAGCCGCCTTATGGCGGCTTTTTTATTGCCTATTCGATTACCTAACGGGTAATTTTTTTAACTCATATCTATTGACATCAAACCAGATACGCATAATTATTACCTCAACGGTAACAGACCGAGGTAACAAGTTATGCAGTGGAAAATCATCAACGGTTGGTACTGCGTTACTGCATGCGGATTCATGAGCTGGAAGTTCCGCACCTTACAGGAAGGCATTAAGTGGGCTTTCGTCAGCAAAGAAGCTCGCGATGTAGCCAACGATAACGAGATATGGGAGGGCTGATAATGAACGTTAATCAGCAGAAAAATCTTCAAAAAATCATGCTGGCATTCGACAAGGACTACCGCCTGTCAGAACAGCTATATGACCGACAAGTTGAACTGATTGAGAGCATCCGACTTCATCAACTGTCCTCAACTTTTGACGTTGTAACAGGCAAAGGCGTTCGTCAGGAAGTACTGGAGGCTGCTAAAGACAGCCCTGAGTTCGAAGAACTGATGGATGCCTATCGGCGAGAGGCAATGGCAATTATCGCCCGCTGGGATCTGGCGGATCAGCTTGATGGACAGAGGGACGCGGCATGAAACCGGGAATTTATTTCGACATCAGCAACGAAGACTACCACGCCGGTGACGGCGTGAGTAAGTCGCAACTGGACATGGTTGCCAAGAATCCGGCGCTTCTTAAATGGGTCCAGGCAGCACCAGAAGACGAAGAGAAAAAGTCTGCACTGGATATTGGAACCGCATTGCACTGTCTGCTTCTGGAGCCTGGAGAATTCGACAAACGCTTCATTGTTTCACCGAAGTTCGATCGTCGGACGAAACAAGGTAAAGCTGACGAAGAAGCATTTCTTCGTGATGTAGCGGATACCAGCGCAGCGATGAATTACAGCACTGTCTCCGAACTGGATAAGGCTTACAAATACATTGCACAAAAACTTTCAGATGATGACGAACTGCTGGCAAAAGCCACCGACGTTTACAGCGTTCGTCGGGAAGAATTAAACGAAACATCTATGTAACCACCACCGCGGCGCCACGCGCGCCGCACTGCAACCAAGAGAGGTATTTATGAAAGGTGCATTAGGTAAGAAGGAACTCCTGGCGGTGGTGCCACTGTCATGGAGCACTATCGACCGTATGGAGCGCGCAGGGGAATTTCCTAAACGCTGGTATATCACCGATAAACGCTGCGCATGGAACCGTGATGAAGTTGAGCGTTGGCTTGATGAACGTCAGGCAGCAAGCCCGGCAGAGTTCCAGGGTAAAAAGCCTCCTGTTCAGCAACGTGTATATCGTCCTGTGAGCAACGCAGCATGAGTGTGCTGCTAAGGCACTGGAGCAAATGGTCAGGATGGTACTTATTCCTGGCCTCTGTTTCAGCATGGCTTTATCTGCTGGCATTAATTTTCAGAGAGGGTTGGATTAAGTGAGAAAGTTAAGCCGACTTGAAAAATATCACATGAACAAGGTTTCAATGCGCAGTCCGTCAAAGATTGTCGCCGTTACTCCTGCGGCGATAGAGATCGAAAAACGCGCGATTGAAAGAGAGAAAAAAGGGCAGTTCCGCATTGCCGCTCACCTTTGGCTTCAGTGTATGGATGTTGCTTCTGGTGATGTTGAGCGTGCAAGGATCGCGGTTCGCAGGGACCAATGTATCACAAAAAGTAACGGCCTTCGCCGTGGCGACTATAGCGGTATAGGATGTTGCGGGGTGGTTTATGACTAAGAAATACACACTAATCTATGCAGATCCACCCTGGGTATACCGGGACAAAGCCGCAGATGGTAATCGCGGTGCCGGTTTTAAATATCCGGTTATGAGTGTGATGGATATCTGCCGCCTTCCTGTGTGGGATTTGGCCGATGAAAACTGTCTGTTGGCCATGTGGTGGGTGCCAACACAACCACTCGAAGCACTAAAAGTTGTTGAAGCCTGGGGATTCCGTCTGATGACCATGAAGGGATTCACGTGGATAAAATGTGGTAGTCGACAACCAGATAAACTGGTTATGGGTATGGGTCACATGACTCGCGCCAATAGTGAAGATTGCCTGTTTGCAGTAAAGGGAAAACTACCTCCGCGCATTAATGCAGGGATCGTTCAGTCATTTACCGCACCGCGGCTTGAGCATTCAAGAAAACCAGATGTCGTTCGTGAAAAACTTGTGCAATTGTTAGGCGATGTTTCTCGCATTGAACTGTTCGCCCGCCAGTCGTCTCATGGCTTCGATGTTTGGGGTAATCAGTGCGAAGACCCGGCAGTGCAACTACACCCTGGATACGCGTTGGATATTGCCAGATTAACAAATGCATTCAGCAATGCTCCGCTGTCACCAACAGACAACCAGGGGCGGGAGCGTGCAGCATGAACCGGGCATCACCAGCAGATTTAAGGAAATGCCTTGAAACTGCAAACATGCTTGCACACAGCGGGATCAGGTTTGTTCCAATTCCCGCTGTCACTGATGCTGAATTTGCAACGCTGTCAGCAATATTCGCAGACAAAATTGAATCACTGGCAGCAGAAGCCGAGATGGAAGAAAATCAGCAGAATAATTAAACGTTATTCCCCCGCCATCCACTTCTCAAACTTCGACGGGGAGAACGGAATCAGATCCGTATGCTCGCCGTTAATCCAGGAATCAATCATATCGGCCCACTGCTGCAACATGTAGGCGCGCTGTCTGGCGTATTCCGCTTTGTTATATACGGCGCGCACACCTTTCTGCTCATGTGCCAGAGCCTTTTCAATCCAGTCTGAAGGATAACCAGCCTCATGCAACAACGTACTGGCTGTACGGCGCATATCGTGTACGGTAAAATCCTGAATATGCTCACCATCTTCATTTATTATTTTCACCGTTCTGTCGATCAGAGAGTTCAGCGCGGCATTAGATAATGGCTTCCGGAAATTGTAACGACCAGGAACCAGATATTCACTTCCACCAGCGCACATCTGCAACCCGACCAATATATCCTGTGCCTGTTTAGGCAGGTAAATAACATGCGCCCGGCTTCCCTTCATGCGGTCTGAAGGAATTGTCCATGTCCATTTTTTAAAATCTATTTCATCCCACGTTGCATTGGTGAATTCGCCCTTACGAACCATAGTGATAAGCAGCAGTTTTAAAGCCATTTTCATAGTGCCCATAGCACCAATGGCATCCAGCGTGCGGAAGAAAAGACCAATTTCTTCTGGTGTCAGCGTTCGCTCTCGTGGTTTAAATATGGCGATAGATGAAGGCTTAATATCAGCCGCAGGATTAAACAAACCATGACCACGGTCATTGGCGTGACGGTATACGCTGCTGATGATCTCCCTGGCCTGTACTGCTGTTGCCCGACCACCGCGTTCGACAATCCGGTCACACAAATCACGAACCATCGATGTGGTAATTTCAGCCATCATTTTGTTGCCAAGAACCGGAAGTATGTCACGGTCGATCACCGCCTGCTTCATTGCGCGGGTACTGTCAGCCAAGATGACGTGTTTCATATAACTGTCGGTATGTACCGCAAACGTCTCGGCACCACGAATCTTTTTGATACCGTCACGTTTAGCCGTAGCCGGCGACTGACCTGCTTTAAGCAGCTTCTTTGCAGCAATCAGTTCTTCTCGCGCTTCTGCCAGGCTGATACCGTCACGCCCATACTGCCCGATTACCAGTGTTTCGCGGCGACCGTTGATACGGTAGTCATAGCGAAACGAGACCGTGCCTGACGTAAGCACAGCTACATACAGCCCGTCACGATCGGAGACCTTGTACAGTTTGTCCTGCGGCTTGAGGTTTTTTAATTTTGTATCGGTAAGCAC